TTTATTTTCTCTTTACGTGCTTCAGATTGTAAGTGCCAAGCACAATTAATTAATGCAAAATATTTTCTATGGAGGTCCAGATTCCTTGCCTGTTTTATTTCGCATGTATAAACTTCTCCTATTTTTAGCCTTTTCTTTTCTTCGTAGTCAGCATCGTACAAAGGTATTAATCCATGAGATGTATTTTGTAATAATAGTTTCATATTTTCTCAATATCTGTAATAAATTGATTTATATTTAATGCTGTATATCGAAGAACACGCCACCCATTTAATGCTGCAAGGTTATATTTTTCGCAATCTTTTGAATATCCAGTAATACTTGTATGCCTCGCTTTATTGCTAATTATCCCCTCGTACTCTATTGCTATTTTCTTTTCTATAATAGCAAAATCAAACCTAAATTTACGATTTTGTAAAAACTTATATTCTTTAACGAAATCGATTTTTTTAGATTTTAAAATATAATATATAGTATCTTTATTCATATTTTATTTGTTGTGTATGGTAGTTATAAGCAAGTGCTACATTTCGTTTCCGAATAGAGTTCCTGCTTGTAAATCTTTTTCTTTTCTTTTTTCTTCCACCCTCTTTAAAGAAATATTAAAATAATCCATATTATTTTCAATTCCGATAAAATTTCTATTTGTGTTTATACAAGCAATTCCTGTGGTGCAACTTCCAAAAGTATTGTCAAGTATTGTATCATTTTCATTTGAATAGGATTTTATCAACCATTCAAGCATTTCGATAGATTTTTCAGTTCTATGTTTTGCTATACTCGGATGCGGTTTTTGAAAAGATATAATACTTTTAGGGTGTTTTTGTGTGCTCCCTGCTCGGTTGTCATCAGTCATTTCAAACTTACCATAATTTTCGTTTTTATGTTCTTTATTTAAGTATGATTTTCCTTTACTGTGTAATGGTTTACCTTCAGTATATTGTGGATTATATGTTGGTAGTTTTTTGTAAAACACCGCTATATTTTCGTGAACCCTTAAAGGCATTCGATTAGCATTTAAAAAACCACTTATTAGTTGTTTATCCCAAACTAAATCATATCTAAATAACTTTCTGTTTGAGTTTATTAAGTCCACAAAAAACAACCCTTGTCCAAATAAACATATTGCACCATTGTCTTTTATAATCCTTTCGTATTGCTCCCAAAGTTTATCAAAAGGAATTATTATATCTTCCTTGTTTTGAGTTGTTCCATAAGGTAAATCGCAAATAATAGCATCAATACTTTTTGCTGGTATGTCCTTCATTATCTCAAGACAATCTCCATACCTCAAATCAATCTTTGCTTCTTGTTTAGCAAACTTTAATGGTCTGCTGTATTCATTTTCATTTACAAAATTTATTCCTGCCATATTTCTATTAATTTTAATTTTTATTTTTCCCAACCGCACAAAAAAGAAAAGAAAAAGCATTTGCGTTCCAATTAGAACGGTATTTCATCTTCAATAGTTGTATCAATTGTATTATTTATTTCGATTTTAGGTTCTGTTGTATCTAAATAGTTTCTATTATCTTCAATCCAATTACTGCCGTCAAAATACGAATAACGCCCGTTCGTTGAGTTCCACGACAAACTACAATTACCAACTTTGCCCAAATGTTTGAACTTAACTTTTTGCACATATAATTCGGTCAAACCGCTTCCGAAATTTCTATACACACTTATTCCAAAATCTGTTTTATTATAGAAATTTGAACTACCTGAAATATCATACATATTTGGAACGTCATACAAGCCGTTTGCAATTTTCTGTATTTTGCGAGGGTGTGCAACTAAAAATATCATTATTTGATTACGTTTTGCAAAATTTCGAAGTACATCTAAAAATCTGCTCACGTACTCATGTTCAGTTTCTGAACCTTGTTTTTTATGTTCCAAAGTATTGTACGGGTCAATTACAAGTATTTTTATACCCTTATTACGAACCAAATACAAAGCCCTACTCATTATTGATTCTACGGTAAAATTTTCCTCCGGCATGATAAAATAATAGTTTGCACGCATGTAATTCAAATATCCTCGCAATTCGCTTTTACCGATTGTTTGGCTTGAAAATCTTTTACCTACCGTTTTTTCAATTAGTTTTGAAACAAATAAACTCAAAGGGTAATTTTCAGGACTAAAATAACCAACACGTAAACCGTACCTTTCATTTAAACTTACACATATTTGGTCTACTATTTCAGACTTTCCATGTCCGGGAATTCCCGTAAAAGTATAAAGCCTGCCATATTCAAAACTTACAAGTTCGTCAACTGTTCGTAATCCTGTTTGCATGCCCGGATTAAGTCCATGTTCGTGAAGTAGAAAAATATCGTCCTCAAAGTCATCGGTACAAAAAACACCCTCTACGGGAAATTCTTTCGCATTTGAAACGCATTCGTATAATACTGTTTTTCCGTATTTTATTAAATATTCGTTAGCATCTTTGCAGTCCGCAAAGTCAACCCTCATACAATTTTCAACACCTAAACGTGCTGCAAGTTCATTTCGTAAATTTACTCCCGGATTATCATTGTCAGTTGCAAGTATTATTTTTTTGTCAATAAACAATTCTATACAATTGTCTAAATATTCGAGGTTTATTGTTTTTTCTGTTGCTCCATTTGGAACTGAAACGCAATTATAGTATCCGGCTTCGCACATACTTAAACAATCCATTTCACCCTCAACTATAATTATTTCTTTTGCATCTACGCAATTATCATAATTATAGACTATCAATTCAGCATCTTTTGATAGTTTGAAATTTTTTGCACCGTCCCTGTATTTCACATTAACAAGTTCGCCATGTCTAAAATAATTAAATTGAACGGTATTTACTTCTTTTCCGATTTGAGGCATAAATTCATAACCCTCTGTTATTTTCATTTGTCGTAATGTGAATTGACTTATTCCACGAGATTCAAACCACTTTACTAACTTCTCACTTAAATTTGTATTATTTTTCCATTTCGGTCGTTTGTATTCTTTTTTACGTTCAATGTAAATACCAAAAGTTTCGCCACAATGTGAACAATAACCTACACCTTTTGAGTGATTCCATGAGAAACATTTTACATTTGATTTTTTACGATTAGGAGAACATTCGGGGCATGTTAACCGCTCCTCCCCACTTATTTTAAAAAGCTCGATATTAAATACTGCTTTTGATTTTATATTTATTATTTTCATATTAGTAAACCATTTTAGCTGTTGGTATAGGTATTCCGTTTTGAGTTACTGTTGTTGCTTTATTTTCATCTTTGAACCAAACCGATTGTGCTTTTTGTTTCCAGTTTTTAATTTTGTTACCTTTCGCATCGTGCCAATTTGCTACATCGTAATAGTTGAACATTTTTTCTGCTGATTGTTCGTTATATCCGTTTTCTTTGAAATATTGTTTTAATTCAAAAATAGTTGGAGGTATAAATACTTTATTTTCTTTCTTTTCTTTTCCTTTACTTTCCTTTCCTTTACTTTCCTTTACTTTCCTTTCCTTTATAGCATTGCTATCGGATTGCGTTCGCATTGCGTTCGCATTGCGTTCGCATTTGCTCCAACGGTAATTAGCTGATTCCCTCGCTTTTATACTTCTTTGATTTCTTTCATTTAATCGCCTTTCAACCGATAAACTTCCAAAAAAATCATTATTAATTACGAATAAATCAAAGTCATTTATTATGCTTTTTATTATATCGCTTTGCGTTCGATATTCGTATGCAATGCTTTCGTAATCCGTTTGCAATGCGTTCGCATTTTGATACAAGTCTTCAACTAAACACCAAAATATACCATATCCAAAATACCCATGTTTTTGAATGAGTTTTTTAATTTTTGCATCGCTTCGAGTATTATAATCGTGCGAAAAGTAAAATGTTTCTTTCATGTTTGTAAAATAAAAAACCCAAATTTAACAGGGTCGAGCTGCTAAAAATGGGTTTCAATGAGTTTTTATACTCAATATTTTTGCTCATTAGTCGACCTCTAATGCTGCTAATAAAATATAGCATTACAAATATAATAAATTATTTTTAATATGCAATAGTTTTACCTATTTTTTTTAAATCCTTTCAAAAAGTCAATTATATCGATATCGTCTATTTTTTCAACTTTTATGATTTTTAAACGCTCGATAATCTTTTCTTCTGCATGCATAGGATTATTTGCATATACTTCGGTCTTCATTTTCTTACCGAATATCTCAAAATAAACTTTGAACTTATACATATCAATACGGCATTTCGTCCTTTGGCACATACTTACTTATATACTCATAGTGTTGCACTTCAATTTTAGTCGCTGTTTGCTTTATTCCGTCCTTTTCGTATGTATCATATCTAACCTTGCCTGTTATTGCCACCTTATCGCCTTTTTTCGACTTTCCTACTATATCAGTTAGTGAGTTCCACGCAACGCAATTATGCCACGTGGTTGTTTGTTCGCCTTTGTAGTACTCATTTGTTGCTAACGTAAAGTTGCATACCTTTTTATCTGTTCCGATTTCTCGAACTTCGGGGTCTTTCCCAATCGTTCCTACTAAATTAATTAGATTCATTTTTTTAATATGTTAGTTATTAATTTTGCTACTTCGTCGAGTAAACCGTCAATTAACGGCTCTAAATTAGTGTGTTTTTTCGCTGCATCTGAAAATTCACTGTTATATTTCTCTACTGTTTTTATTTTTCCCTCAAAGTGATTGTTTACATCTTTGATTGCTTTTTGCTTCAAATACCGCTCTTTTGAGTTCGATTCAGGCATTTTCTCGCATTCCGACAAATGCTCGAATTTTAGTTCGTGATATGCTGCTACTTTATAAACTTTCAAGGCTTCTTCAAGTATTGCAGTTTTTAGTATTATTTCAGGTGTTAGGCTCATCTACTACTATTATTATCGGTTCATAAATATTTCTTGTATCAATTTGTAAGTCGATTATTTCGGCTTCGGTAAGTTTATATACATACGGCTCAGGTGTTAGTTTCTCGAAGTCCATATGTATACTCGAATAGTACTCAATTGCTTGTTTTCTGTCTTTTGCTGCAACATACTCTGTATAGGTGCAGTAAGCGAATGCGTATATGTTCATTTTAATTATCTTTAATTCCGTCAAATAAACTTGCATCTTTTACTACCTCTCTAAATCGTTTTTCTGCATCTTTTAAGTTTAAAATAGCTTGTTTAAAATAACTATCTTTTAACTCTATTCCTATCGCCTTACGCCCCATTGATACAGGACTATATACTTCGCTACCTACGCCCATAAAAGGAGTTAAAACAACTTCGTTAGGATTAGAATATAATTCTACAATTCTATCTATAACATCTAATTGCAGAGGGTGTACATGTTTTTCGTCGTCTTCTTCTTTACTATCTCGAAATGGCAAAACATTATCTATTCTTATATCGTCCCAAACGCTCGAAGCATATCTTTGCCAAATGTAATGATTTAGTTTTGTAATTTTATCGTCTTCATTAACAGCGTTTAAATGTTGCCATAATTCTTCTTCGTTAAAATCAGTATTATTTGCATTATTCCACGCTCTTAATATATTTGGTAAAATTGGTATTTCGCCAGCATAATGATTAATTCCAAATTTATGAGTAACAGGTACTTCGTTTTTGCCTTTTTTTGTGAATATCAAAACGTAATCAGGCATTGCTGTAAAACATTTTGTACTATCTTCGACAATAAATTTGTGCATTAAAGATTGAACCATTGTACGCATACGAACTTTTAAAGGCTCTTTCCAAATTGTAATACGATTTCTATACTCAAATCCGTATTTTTCATGCAGCTTTATTATTTCGTGCGGGAAATCCCACAAACGACACGTATTATCGAATACATCTGTACAATGCACAGCACTAATACGACCTTTTTTTGTTACCCTTGCAATTTCTTTTATTAAAAATTCATATTGCTGTAAAAATTGTTCTTTACTTTCGCAATTACTAAAGTCATTTTCAGAACTTGAATAATTGTACAAGCCTGCAAATGGTGGCGAGTATACAGACAAATCTATACTTTCATTTTTTAAAGTTGGCATTACTAACATACAATCACTGTTGTAAATTGCGTAATTATCTGTAATTAATTGGTCTTTTACTTTACTTTCCATATTATAAAAATTTAGGTTTAATTATTTCTTTATTAAATTCTTTTGTTACGTGTGTAAAATTTCTGTTTACGTTTTCTGTAAGTTTTTTGTGTAGTTCAATTGCTTTCTTTGTCTTTTGCTCTAAAGCCTCCATTACTCTTGTTTGTCCGTCTGAAATAACCAAATCAATAGTAACTTCATTTTTTTGTCCAAACCTCCAAAAACGTCTTATTGCTTGGTAATATTGTTCGTATGAATAAGTAGGCATAAATGTAGAATGTTGGCAATGTTGCCAATTTAAACCCATACCTGTAATTTTTGCTTTTGTAATAAGTCTTTTAATATTTCCGTTTGCAAAATTTACTAATATATCTTCTTTTTTATCAATTGAAAAACTACCTAAAATTTCAACAGATTCACTATCTAATTTTTTAATTTTTCCGCTTTCTTCGTTTAAATTTACCCAATATACCGATGTTTTATCTTTTGCTAATTCAACAGCCTTTTCGCATCTTTCGTTAATTGTCTGTTTTTGTTCGTGCCTTACTTCTTCAAAAGATTTTGCTATTACATTAAATAATTGTAATTGACCTCCTACTTCAATAGGACTTTGATTTTGAACTATATGTTTATTTATATGTAATGCTGGTAATACATATCTTTCATCGCTAAAACCTAAATCGCTTGGCATTTTACACATAATAGCCCATTGATTAACCCATGCAAAAAAGTCTTTTTCAGCGTGTGGTTTTAAATAGAATTTTTCGCCAATATTACGATTATTAATATCTACGCTATTTTGATTGTTTTTAAAGAATTTACCTAACATATCCATATATCCCATATATCCCAACGCTTCGGAGCTTGTACCTAATTCTATAAAGTCGTTAGGGCTTGGAGTTGCTGTACTTAATAATCGGTAAGGAACTTTTTTTATAAACGAATTTATTTGATTTTTTATTTTTCCGTCAAAGTTTTTTAAAATACTACTTTCATCACAAATTACACATACAAAATCATTTGAATTAAAATAGTGCAATCGCTCGTAATTACATAGAACTATTTTTTTATTAAATTTACCGTCTTTACTGTATTCTATGTCATCAATCCCTATTTTGTAAGCCTCTTCTATAAACTGAAATGCAACCGCCAAAGGTGTAAGTATTAGTACATTTTTATTCGTATGCAATACAATATTGTAAGCATAAGATAACTGCATTATTGTTTTGCCTAATCCGGTATCAGCAAATAAAGCCATACGCCCCTTTTGTACCGTTTTTTCAATTATATACTTTTGAAAGTCAAATGCACATTCTGGCATCCATAAAGGCTCGAATCCAAAATTACCTATGCTGTGCCTTTTCTTTTCTAAAAACTCTAAATATTCCATTTTAAACACTTTTTTTATTTATTAATACTATTTATCCAATTATCTAACTTAATCGCTCTACGCTGCCAAATTTCGCAAATTACACCATGTATTGAAGCTCCTATGATTCTATTTTGCAAATCGCATAGTAATTTTTCAGTCCTTTGCGTTCTTTTTTGGCTTATTTCGCCACAAACTACCCTCTCGATATTCAGATAGTCTTTTCTATATTTCTCATCTGTTTTAATGAAAAACTCTGAAATATCTACACCATGCATAACCGTAGCATGGTCATGACCAGTTAACCGACCAATTAAATTAAATGAAAGGTTTGTATGTTTTCGAAGAGCGTAGTACATTTGATACCTTATATACACTATTTCCCGTTTACGTGATTTATTCGCTATCTTATAGCCTGTTTCACGTTCGATTAATTGAACTATGTTATTCATATATACGAATGATAAAAGCTATAATAAATAACGCCAATAAAATTACTCCGAAAATTATACCTAATATTACCATAGCTCATAAGAAAAATAAAGTTCGTAACTTGAAGCCTCTACCGTTTCATCGTATTTGAATCCGGCATGTTTCATTACTTGAATAAGCGTTCGCAAAAGACTATAACTCACAGTAACTAAAACTACTTTAAAATAGTTGTCTTTATACTCCCCTCTCATTTGAACTTCTGTATGTTCTGATTTTGCAGCCTCGATAATCATATCGTAAGCTAAATTAACTGACCGTTCACATTCCTTGAACGCGTCGAATCTTTGATAGAATTGATTTTTCATAATACTTAATTTTAAAATTCAAATTTACTATAATTATTAACAGATTGTTAAAAAAAGTCTTATTTTGTGTACATGTTTTTTTATGATATACGTCATATTTCTACATGTCCTAAAACTTCAATGCAATTTCTATTTATCCATGATTTACTGCGAAATTTACATAAAATAATATGATATTTGTAATGTTTTTATGTGTGCATTTACTATTGTTTTGCAATGGTATAAAGCCGTATATTTGTAAAAAAAACGATATGAAAAGTTACAAAGCAGCAGAAAACGTATATGTACATGACAGATGTTATGTGGTACACTATGAACATGTAGAGGCGAATATAATAGACGGCTATGAAGAAACGCCCGAATATAACGACATAATAAGAATCGAGCGTAACGGTGTTGATATAACACGTAGATTAAGCGAAAAGGCAAGATTAATGTTTGATGACGAAATTAATAAATAAACGTATGAAAAAAGGACTAAACGAATTAGGATGTTTGATTTCTGAATTGCAAGAAATTGAGCAGCAAATAAAAATCGCAACGATTGAGTGCAAAGTGAAAATAAACTATAACGATAGGGTTGTAGAAGTTTATACTACCGAAAAAAGCGAAGTATTAAGCCTTAACGAATGGAAAGTGTGCGATGTTGAAAATGATATTATTATGTATTATAAACACTTTTAGATATGAAAGTACTCCCAAACAACCCCGAAAACGCTATACATTTTATCTAAAATTTCATTTTGTAATTCGATTGTTAATTTTGTTGTAATCATTGCTTTGAAATTAAAAAGCCCTATAACAATGTATATAGCAAATTGGGGGTGTCGTTCCAAATTGCAATATTTGTGCTGTTAATTTACTTTTTCGCAAGTTGAAAGGTCAGCACATTTAATCCCCAACTTGCCATATACTCAACGTTGTGCATAATGCTAAGAAAGATTGTGTTTCACATTATATTTTGAAAATATTTTCCTAATAAATTCAACTTGATTTAACCTCAATGTTGGCTTGTTATATTCGATAAAAGCGTTTGCAAGTTCAACAAAATCAAATGATGGTGTGTAAATACCCTTATCGGTCCCAGTTACTTTGTGAAATAGTTTTATTTGATTATTTTCTATTCCAATTTCAAATGGTTTAGAAGTTTCATTTTCTATTATTCGTTCAAAATAAATTATATCTGTTGAATAATTTTGTTTCATTAAACGAAGTAAGTCAATTATTTTGTCCATAATTTTCATTATTAAATCACTACGCACAACATAGCTGTAAATCGTTATCTAATCCTCTTAATATCCCACCCTCCACGAAGATTAATTTTTATTTTAAACTCGAAGCCCTCGGACTTCAATCTACTTGCAAGGCATCGTAAATTACCGAGCTTTTCAATATTTATTATTTCGCCTTTGTTTATCGAGCGAAGAAGTTTTTTACCGTTTTTCAT